AAGCTTTCTACAATTAAAACGCGCTCTTCTTGGAGTTTTGAATCCAAATACTCCAGAGCGTTTGAATAAGGCATTAATTACTCCTTGGTCGGTGGTTTTTTATTACCCTGAACAAGCTTAGACATGCGCTGCAAATCAGCCATCTGCTTACTCTTGGCAATCTCTACTCCGAGTCGTGTCCCTTCAAGCTGCTGCCTGTTGGACTCTTGTGCCTTGTGCTTCTCGATATCAGCACCCAAACGGGCGGCTTCAAGCTGCTGACGCCCTGAGATTTCAGCCTCACGGAGACGCAGTTCATCTTCTTTCGCAGCAGCATTAATAATGTTCTGCTGTTCCTTAATGCGGAGTTCTTCCTGCTTTGCTTGCATCTCCATTTGCGCTTTCATCTGCTTAGTCTGAGCCTCCATCTGCTTGATCTGGAGGTCCATCATCTGCATCTGAACAAGCGGATCTTGTTGCTGCTGCGCGTTCTGCATCGCTTGAATCTCGGCTTGATCCTTCTGGAAGAGGCGCTGTGCGGCAATCGCGCTGACCTGCGAGATCTGCACCTCCATCTTCGGATCTAGCTCGTACTCATCCTCATCGCCCTGCGGCATCGGCGGCAACGCCACGCCAAGCTGTTTCTCAATCTCACGGCGATAGTGGAACGCCAAGTGCTCCATAATGTGCGCTTGAAGTGTCGCAGTAATCTGCTGCGCCATCGGACTTTGACCAATCATCTGCGCCATCTTCGGGTCTTGTCCAAAGGCCATATGCACTTGGATGTGCGCCTCGTGATCTTGGTACAAGAACGCCTTGAGCGGCTTACCCGTCATGGCATCCATATTCTCGGTCACGGGGTCACGCGGCTTCTGATCGTCCGGCATCGGCACGATCTTGTCGGCGTTGCGAATACCTAGCACCTCGATCATCTGCCGGTGCAAATATGGCATGTTGTAAAGCTGCGGCGACTGCTGGGCCAACTGCATCACAGCCTGATACTGCACCACCTTCTGCGACATCGTTGCCGCGTTCGGGTCCGATACCGGGATGACATCTACGTCATCGTAGTCAGCCTTTTTAGCTTTGCGATTACCAACTTCAGGCTCGTAGCTGTACTCATCCGGAGTGTTGTCTCGGATAATGCCCGCAAGGAGTTTGAACTCCTGCTTCATCGCGTAGTACACGCGAGCCTGTACAGCAGACATAACCTTCAGCACGCGCTCCAAAATCGCAAGCGTCGTGCCCACCGGGGCCTGATTCGACATGTCCGAGATCTTGAGATCCGACACCGCAGCGAAGCGGCGTCCTTCCTCGACCACCTTGTCCATCAACATCGCAAGAGTCTGGCTCGGCTCCTTGTACGGGAGCGGCAGGATGTTGTCGCGGATTGCGCCTGACGGAATATCTACGTCGCGGAACTCTCCGGGAGCAATAGGCGTATCGTCTCCCTTAATTCTAAGCCCGCGTGACTTGAGACCACCCGGTAAGTTGCTGAGGGTTCCTGCGTCGATAAGCTGCCTAAGAAGTGATGTAGCAGCCTTAGAGTGCCCACCGATAAGGTGGATGAGACCAAAGTAGTAGAACCCGAATCCGGGGATGTAACCATAATGAACAAAGTGCTGTCGGCGGGCTTTGAGTTTGTCATCTTCTCGCCAATTCCTTCTAATTGCTAAGACCGTTCCGGTCCCTTTCTCAATCGTTACCACATACGGCAGGGCGATCCCTGTCTCGTTATTATCCTCATCGACATCCGGATAACCCGGCAAATCAAGGTTCACATGCATTTCAAGAAGCTGGAACCGGTCATCCATCGAGGCACTGAAGCCTTGATCCTCAGCCTTCTGCTTCTCCACTTCGTCCATCGTGCGAACCGGATCGCCCAAGTCCACATCACGATAGAACCCGGCATATTGCAGCTTGCGAAGTTCATTCTTTGTCTTACGCATCCGGTGCGTAACACGGTCCGAAGTCTCAAGGTTCGGCGCACCGTACGGGACTACGATATCTTCCGCCGGGATATACACCGCAGTCTGACGATTCAAAGAAGGATCAAAATACACCTTCTTAAACGCGTTACCTGCAAGGGCGAGCGAGAGGAGCAGACGCTCATGTTCTGGGCGATACTCAGGCATCTGCTCAGTCAGTTTGTAATTCATGTCATCCGCGACACGAATAGCAGCGTCTTTCTTCTCCGGCGTTTCTTTGCCGATAATCTTGGTCTTGACCGGCCCCATCGCAGGGAAGGTCTCCATAATCGTCTCGGACTGGAACTTAACCGCCGACTCCATCAGGAGGGGGTGGAATACACCGCACGCACCCGGCCACGGCTCCGTCCTTTCCTCATATCTAATACCGAGAATCTTTAGGCCCTTGATGTAGGTGTCGAGCCAGTCCTTACGGCTAGAGAGGTCCTGCTCATAATGACCGATCAAATCTCCCGCAAGAGACTGAAGTTCATTTTCATTCATGTACTCCGCGAGGTTGTCGTCAAACCCTTCGGCACGGGGCTCTTCCTTCGACAGTTCAATCATCATCCCGTCTACGCCAATCCGGACCTCTTCCGGATCGACAATCTCAACCTCAATCGGCTCCATTTCCGCAGCCATAGCCGCGATACCTTGGGGAGCTTCCATCAAACTTTTATCAACGGCCATTTAAATTCTCCTAGTAATACGATTCCCGTCGGTGGCTCTTGAACCATTTCGTCGGTTCAGGCTCATCACTCGGGAGTCGGATAAACCCACCCTGCCTAAAGCGAAGCAACGCCAATGTGGTGGCGTCAACCAAGTCATCATGTGTACCGGAAGGAAAGTCGTTACATTCCTCCACGACCTCGTAGGCCCAACGCCTATCGGGTACCCAGACTATACCCGCCGCAAATAAGTCCGTCACGGAGTTAACCCGACTGATTTTGTCCTGCCCCTTACCCGGCGTGAACTCAGATATGGGTACCCCCATCCGGCGCATCTCTTGATAAAGCGCAGCCCCGTTTGATTTCTTTTCCACAATAAATGTGTCCGGGCTCCACTCTTTGTACTGCTCAAGCACGAGGGATTTTAACTCCGGGAACTCAAGCCGCTCTTTGATCGCGTTTAGCAGGATGATGTTGTAGTTATTAGTCTGCTCGTTCTTAAAGACCCCCCACGTCAGCAGGGCGTTATAGTCCGAGCGGTTAGTCTTTTCTTGGGCGGCGTCAAGCGACATGATGATGTGCTCGCACATCGGGGGATTATCTTTATCCCACACCTGCCACCACTCTCGTTTAATAAGCGCCCCCTCTTCCGAGGTCGGCTCCTGCATGTACTGGGCTTGCCAATACCGCACATCCATCGACGCCTTTTTAGCAAGCAGCTCGTCGATATCCCAAAACTCGGGCCACAGGGGTTTATCGTTCAAAATAGCGGGAAACTCCACGACTTCCCACTCATCTGCCCCTTCTTCTTTTGTCATGTGATCCACGATTTTCCCGGTCAAGTCCATCTTCGACCACCGAGTCATGACCACAATAATCGCGCCGCCCGGCATCAGTCGTTGGACGGGACCTGACTGGAACCACTCCCACGCCGGTTCAAAAACGTCCGCACGGCCCTGTTTGGCCTCTTGCTCAGAATGAGGATCGTCAATAATGAACAGATCAGCGCCGCGACCGGCCAAAGCACCGCCAACACCAATAGCAAAATACTCGCCATTAAAGTTAGTACCCCACCGACTAGCAGACTTACTATCAGCCTGAAGCTCAACATTCGGAAACACGTCACGGTAGCTCTCTGACCCCACCAAGTTACGGACCCTACGACCAAAGTTAACCGCCAAATCTGCGGTGTGAGAGGCCATAATCACTTTCTTATGCGGGAATTTCCCCAAAAACCACGCCGGGGCGAGGTAACTGATCATCTCTGACTTACCGTGACGAGGGGCGATATTCACGATGACTCTTTTCTTCTTCCCCTCTGCAATCTCCTCGAAAATCCTCGCTAATTTCCGGTGATGCGGCCCCACTTTGTAGCCCGGATACACATGCGCGATGAAATCTAAGAAGGATTCCTTACCTTTTACCTGTGTAACTTGGCTCTGATACTGTTTTAGAAGCTCAGCGACACGCCGTTTCTCTTTATCTGGCATTGTGGGCAGGGCCACACGCAGTTTTTTCAAGTTTTCCGGCGTAATTTGCGGGTTCATGCGACGGTATTCTCTTCGTCCACGTTCCAATACGCCGCAACCGGGTTTAAACAACTATCACAAAAGATTCTGCCGTCTACTGATAGGAAAAATCCCGCGTGTTCGCACGCACCGCAGACCATAACGCTAATGTCTTCGGTCTTTTCTTCGCCTTTTTTAGGTTTTTTCCGGGAAAATTTAAGTACGTTACCCATTTTTAATCGACCACAAGGGATTTTAGGCCGTACTCTTCACGGTCCCACAGCCCAATCGGGCAACGTTGATTCGCAAGGCGGGTTTTACCCTGAATAATGCAGCCGCAACGCTTACAAATCCCAAGCTTATTATGTTCGCAAGGGTCGCAGTGAGCTAACCGCTCTTCAACCGTGCCGGATCTAGCCAACTTTACTGACATTACTATCCTCCAACACCCTGTACTCAATACCCTCCAAGACAGATAGCAACTCTTTCTCAACTTCTTCAATCGGTTTGACGATGTGCGTCGTCTCACTACGCTTCTTGAAAGCGTCTACCCCGTCTACTTCACCTAATTTTGACAGGGCTTGGATGCGGGTTTTGCTGCTATCAGCGTGTTCTACCTCGTAAACAAGCTTGTTTACGACATACAGCTTCAGTTCCGACAAGTCATCGACAAGGGCGCAGTTACTTTGCGCGACCATACCGGCGAGGTAGGCCATCGTTTCATTTGGATATTTGCTGTAATCAATTCGCGCCTTGGGATTAGCAAGGTGCTGCGTAGCAATCTCTTTAGCTACGCTAATGTCATTTTCGTCGGGACATAATGGGGTCCCGGTTAGATCCGAAATAAGCTTAATTGTTCTAGCCCGCATCTCAATTTCGGCCTCGGGAGTGAGGTCCGGCAGGGCTTCGGCCGCGTTAGCGGGTAAAGGGACGTTCTCGTCGATCTCAGGAATAAGAATGTCTTGCATGAACCCGATACTGTTTAGGCGGGGGACTGAACCCCGGATAGTCACTATATAGCAGAAAATAAACCGTATGGTACCAAAAAGACAAGTGGGGGGGTTTTATAGCCAAGCTGACTAGGCTGGCTAGCCGGATTTTGAAAAGTGCGCGGTGATTTGTGCGAGTTCAAGTGTATAGATGAGACATAGGGTACCTTAATTGATCTTGGGGGGTGGGGTATGGGTAGGGTCTCGCCTAGTCCGATTCCGTCTCGCGCTGTCCCCGGCGGCGTGTCTTAAGACACGCGAAGCAATAAAAAATCATTAAAAAAGTTTTAAATAATCGGAACTATCCTGCGCGGCCTCTGTCTTATCTATACCGGCGCAATATCGCGCCGCATAACTGAGAGGCTAAGACAATGACTACACTCCACACGGTACAAGCGGCCATCATCAACTACGCGGACCAAGCCGACGCGTCCGATCTTGCCGTATCTGAGGCGGTATCAAAGGCGGTCGCGGCGTTGGTTTCCTACGTTCCCGAAGGCGCGGCGGATCCTCGACAAACTGCGGAATTTAAAGCGGTCGGCGATTCGGTCAAAGTCGCGTTGCGTTCAATCTACGTCAAGCGCCAACGTTTTACCGGGCGCGATCGATCGGGCGAAGTGAATATGAAGTTGGCTAAGTCCCTGCTCGATATGCCCGACGCTGAGCGCGAAGCGTTGCCCAAAGATTCGGAAGCAAAGAAAATTTGGGCGGCTATGCTCACCTATTGCCGCAACATATGGCGCGACGTTGCGGACGCGGCCTACCCGAAAACGGACGAAACAGGCGAGAGCGGCAAGGCAAGCAAGGCGAAGGCGAAAAAGGCGATGTCTAGCGATGACCTACTCGCTGCGCTCGATACCATACTCGCCGGGAATCCTGCGCCCGGTCTGGTCGATACGCTCGAAGGTCAGATCCGCCGCCGGTTCGCGGACTACCGGAAAGCGACTAAGTAACCTAGTCCACCCCGTGTCTTAAGACACGCTCGCCCCTGCCGGGGAAACTCGGCGGGGGCTTTGTCGTTTTTGCGCCACTTGATTTCGCCCCGTTCGCTTTGTCTCGCTCCGCGAGACCAGTTCCATCAGGTGAGACCAGTTATGCGAGACCAGTTCCCCAAAACTCTGTGTGCGGGGCCAAATTTAGTTTGTTCCAAGGGGGTTGTTCCGTTTGTTCCAAGTTGGCGAAGGCGT